CCCTACAAGCTGACATTGAAGGCATAGAGGCAGATGTATGGATCAGCGTAAACAATCACGGTGCAAAGCTAAGACCTGTTGATTACATTGTTTGTATGGACAACATCCACACTGCAAACAAGCGCGAGATGCGGCATTTTCTAAGGCAGTTCTCTGATGCTCCTGTAATATCCCCATGGCATTGGGGTCAGTACCAGATGCACAAGTGGCCTGGCTATCCGCGCATGTATAACTCAGGCGTGATGGCTGTTTGGGTGGCGTACCTAATGGGAGCGCATCCTGTTATAATGGCAGGGTATGATTGCTACAATGGCGATAAAAAAATTATAGACATGCACAGGTACTTTGTGCCTGAGGTGCGCTGTCAGGTTCGTGTTGCCTCTGGTGCGCTGATTGGAATGTACCCAAAACACGAAAGAACAGAGAATTTTGATAAATTTGCAATTCCTGAGATACTAGGTGATGCAAGAGATGGCTGCATAAAAGTTAAGGTAAAATCACTTTTTAGTTATCGCGGCAATGAATGGCCTATTGGAACAATACTGACGCTCCCTGAATTTGAAGTGCGGCGGCAGATAAAGCATAAATCACTGGAGATTGTGCCTGATGAAAAAACCGACAAAGCGTAAAGCAGCAGAAGTTGTTGAACAGGTAGAGCAGCCATCAGGTGATCAAGTTGTGATGGTGGTTGTCAGGCCAGTTGACGGCAAAGAAGTTGGCGATACATTCACTGGCAGGCTTGCAGACTATCGCTTGCAAATCAAGCATGGGTCTATTGAGGTGATCTGATGGCCGTTCCTGTCAACAGCGTTTTACCAGTAATTAGCGGCACAGTTGAGGTCGGTTATACACTGACAGCAACTACCGGCACTTGGTCGCCAACGCCGACAAGTTATGCTTTTCAGTGGCAGCGGGTCAACGACAGCATCGTTGATATTGCAGGCGCAATAAACAATCAATATCAAGTTACTGCTAACGACACAGGCTACAAATTACAAGTTAGAGTTATTGCTACAAACAACAGCGGCGACTCACTTCCTGCTGTTAGTGCCGAGACTGTAACAATACCTGATGACTGGTTTATTGTTGAAGATGGCACTGCAAAGGCTGATGCTGTTAGCTATGCAACAATCAACTATGCAAATGATTACCATGCCAGGCGCGGCAATCAGGTCTGGGGTAATTTGAGCATAGGTGAGAAAAAAGCAGCAATGGTGAAGTCTGCTGAATATTTAGTTGAAAAGTATCGCATGAGGTTTAAAGGCGAACGGGTTACGACTACGCAAGCACTCGACTGGCCGAGAAACTGGGTAGAATATGCTGACTACCAGTTTATCACCCGCAACGGCGCACAAGTGATCGGTGGCTTTCTCTATTACCCATCGAACGAAGTGCCAGAAGAAGTCAAAGCAGCACAGGCTGAACTTGCCTACGCAACGCTTACTGGTGTGCTGTACGGTGAACAGGGTCAGGTTGTGAAGCGTCAGAAGGTTGATGTGCTTGAAGTCGAATATGATCAGTATAGCTTTCAGGGTCGCAGATTCCCTGCTGTAGATGGGCGGCTGGCTCCGTTGCTTGGTAACATCAGAAATCAGGTAGTCAGAAAATGAGCTTTGATTATGTTGCGCTGCAAGCAGTATCGACTAGCCTACTGGCGCAGGCAGGTCAGTCAGTTACGCGAACCACTGTCACTGTCGGCGCGTATGATCCTGCAACGGGTACTGCAACAACGACAACATCAACCAGCACCAGAAAAGGTGCTTTGCTCAATTACGGCAAAACGTCAGAGCAGTATGTTCGCGGCAATCTTGTAGAAATCAATGACAGGAAACTATTGCTCGATGCCACAGCAGCAGTGGCACTGACTGACATCTACACAATTCAGGGTGAGCAATATACGGTTGTTTCGATTAAGCCAACCAACCCGTCAGGCGTAGATGTGCTGTTTGAATTGCATGTGAGGCTGTCGTGAGCTTTGCTTCTGATATGTCCAAGTGGTGCAAAGACACAATGCCTAAGACAATGGAAAAGGTTGTGCGCCGAGTAGTTGTTGAGGTGGCTAACAGGGCTATTTTTAATTCGCCAGTTGGTGACCCGTCTTATTGGATTAACCCGCCACCACCAGGCTATGCTGGCGGCCAGTTTAGAAGAAACTGGGTTTATGGGTTTAACTCGCCACCGACTGGTTTTATTGATGACATTGATCCATCAGGGCAAAAGACGCTTACTGCTATAATAAGCGCATCACATGGCAGGGCTGGTGTGCATTACATTGCCAATAACGTGCCTTATGCTCAGAGAATTGAAAACGGCTGGTCAAGGCAAGCACCACAAGGCATTGTCGGCAGAATAGAACTTGAGTTACCAGAAATATTCACAAAGGCGGTAGCACAGGCATGAGTACAGTATTTATTCGCGCAGCACTGGAGGCTAGATTAAACGGTATAACGCCAGCACTGGCTACGGCGTTTGAAAATGCGCCATTTAAACCGCCTGCTGCGACTGTGCCGTATCAAGAATGCCATGTGTTATTTGCTAGACCTGACAACGCAGAGATAGGCAGGTCACATCAGGAATTGGGCTACATGCAGGTCAAGTTGATGTACCCAATGAACACAGGATCGTCAGCGGCGATGACCAGAGCAGAGCTTATACGCACGAACTTTGAAAGAGCGTCAACCGTTAGCAGTGGCGGGGTCACTGTAAACATCACCGAAACGCCGGAGATAGAAACAACCGGCATCGAAGAGAACCGTTATACTGTGCTGGTGAAAATCAGATTCAGATCATTTATTCCAACGTGAGGTAAGCCATCATGGCCATTGCTCAGAAGATTGCTAAACGCACCACCATCCGCAAACAAACAGGGCTTGGCGTACCTGGCTCTGCAACTGGTCAGGTTCTGCGAAGAACGTCCAGTATATTCAACGCAACCCGTGACATGTACGGCAGCAACGAAATTCGTTCTGACCACCAGTCAAGCGGTCAAAACTATGGCCTAAAATCAGCATCAGGCACTATCACTGGCGAGCTTTCATCATCAACCTACCAGATACTTGTTGAAGCAATGCTTGAATCAGCATTCGCGGCCACAACTCCTTATGCTGCTGGTACAGATGTGACTCCTGCTTCTGCTGGTACGTTTACTGATGCCTCTGGTGGCTTTCTGACTGCCGGTTTAAAGATCGGTGATGTGGGTAGATGGACAGGCTTTACATCAACTGCCGCAGCAAACAATGCCAAGAACTTCCTGATTACTGGATTGACTGCAACCGTGATGACTGGTGTGTTCCTGAACGGCGATGCGATTGTCAGTGCAACAGCAGGCGACTCTGTTACCTTCACACTGCCAGGCAAGAAAGCAAAACCGCCATTGACTGGTCACACAAAGGACTATTTGCAGGTCGAGGAATATTACTCAGACCTGACCGACTCTGATCTGTTTAGCGACATGATCGTTTCGGGCTTAACCTTTGATCTGCCTGCAAGCGGCAACGCAACAATGTCAGCAACACTGGCTGGCCTGAAAAGAGCATTGTCTGGCTCACAGGTAATGACTAGCCCAACTGCTGAAACGCAGACCGGCATCATTGCATCAATTAACGGTCGTATATTCATCAACGGCACTGCAATACCTGTGACTGCTGTGAATATACAAATTGCCAATGGTGCAGCACCAACAGGCGCAGAAATCGGTAGCAACGAGTCTGGTGATGTGTTCCGTAATCAGATCGTAGTCACTGGCCAGTTTATGGCAATGCTGCGAGATCAGACCCTGTCGGCTTTGTACGATGCAGAGACTGAAATCAGCTTGATCGTTGCCGCTGCTGCTGATGAGACTGACGCTGCTGACTTTATGGGCTTCTCAATCCCCAAAATCCGAATCACTGGTGACTCACCAGACGATGGCGATGCAATTATGCGTACTTATCCATTTAGTGCGCGTCTAAATGTAGACGGCGGTGCTGCTCTGGCTTTTGACGAAACTACCATCACAATCCAAGACAGTGCTGCTGCTTAACCGAGTACCTGCCGCCCTGCCAACTAGTCCTCGCGGACTAGCGGTGGGGCGGTAAGGGCATTAAACCAACCCGCGAGGATATACCAATGAGCAAAAAACTTTTGTCACTTGACGAATTTGATGTAGGCACTCGATCTAATGAGGGCGTTGAAATCGAATTACGTCATCCTGTGACAAGCGATGAACTGGGCATTTTTGTTACCGTTGTTGGACGCTATTCAGAAACCTACCAGTCAGCAGTCAGAGAAATATCATCTCAGGCTATTAAAGGCGCAGCAGCTAAAAAGAAAAAGGTTGAGCCTTTGGTCGAGGCTACTGAGAAAGGTGTGCGGCTGCTGTCACTTTGCACGATTAGCTGGCGCACTGATGACAAGCCAACGATTAACTTTCACGGCGCGGATCATCCGTACAGTGTGGATGCAGCGATTGATTTATATACATCAAAGTCGCTACCGTGGGTTAAAGAGCAGATTGATTCGGCAATACACAGCAACGCAAATTTTATGAAGGCCTGATCCAAGGGCTTGCAAGCTACGCTAAATCCGAAATTGATCTATCAACGCCACAAGATGACGGGCAATCGCTGCGGGTGCATTTAGAAAGCCTGCGGCGACAAACCGGAGAAACGCCTGACGAGTTAGCAGAAGCAGTGCCAGAGCCTGACATGACTGGCTACCTTTGGGGCTACTATTGCTTAATTCGTCAAGGCATTGACAGGAAGTCACGGCGACCAATCACAGCACAAGATGTACAGGATTTTTGCTGGTTTTATGCTGTAGAATTGGAGCTATGGGAGCGCATTGCTCTGAAACAGATTGACGCTGTTTATATGGAGGCATCAAGTGACTGACGTTACGTTACGAATTAAGGTTGATAGCTCTGAAGTTGACAGGGGCAGCAAATCTTTAGACGGATTGGCTGAGTCTGGTAAAAACACAGAAAAGTCGCTTGATAAAACGCAAACTAGCGCCGTAGCACTTGGCAAACAGATCGCAGCACTTGCTGTTGCTTATGGCGCGGTAGGTGCAGCAACATCAGCTATTCGCACGACAGCAAACTTCCAGCAAGCTATTGCAGACCTTTCTGCTATCACTGGCGCAACTGGCAAAGACCTAGAGTATTATTCGCAGCAAGCCGCATTAATCGGCAGGACAACATCCCTGTCTGCATCTGAAGCGGCAACGGCATTTAAACTTATTGCATCCGCAAAACCAGACCTGTTGACATCTGCCCAGTCATTAGCCGCTGTCACTAAAGAGGCGGTAGCACTTGCCGAGGCAACAGGAGAAAGTTTGCCTGCTGCCGCATCAGCCTTAGGATCGGCTTTAAATCAATTCCAGCTTCCAGCGTCAGATGCCAGCAGAGTCATTAACGTACTTGCTGCATCTGCACAGCTCGGCACTGCGGAAGTTGGCTCTGTTACTGAGGCCATGCGAAATGCAGGCTCTGCTGCGAACTCGCTTGGATTGGATTTTGAAGAGACCGTTGCAGGCATTCAGGCTTTGGCGGCATCAGGCAGGGAAGGTGCAGACGCGGGAACGGCTCTTAGGCAGGTACTGCTGCGATTAGAATCAACCGCAGATCAAACCCTACAGCCTTCAATTGTCGGACTTGATAAGTCATTACAAGAGCTTGCCTCGCGGAGCCTTAATAACACTGAGTTAATGGACTTGTTTGGGCAAGAGGCATTTACTGCCGCAACATCATTGATTGCTCAAAAAGACGTTGTAACGGATTTAAATGTAACGCTGCGCGGCACATCAACTGCTTATGAGCAAGCGGCGACCAGAATGGACACATTCTCTGGTGATTTGCTTGGCTTAAAATCTGCAATGGAAGGTTTGCAGATTGAGGCTATGAATAATTCTATTAATGGCTTGGGCAGGTCAATGGTCCAAGTTTCGACAAGTGGAGTTAATTTTTTAACAGAAAACCTTAATACGTTAAAAACTGTAGCAGAAGTGATGGCTATTTTGGTTGGCGCAAAACTGACATCAGCTTTTGCTGTTTCTTTTGCAGGTAGTCTAACCACTGCAATGGCGGCAATGTCTGCCAAAACAGTCACTACGACAACATATAATGCTGCCTTAATGGTTATGCAAGCAAACGTAGTAAAAACTACAGTTGCTCAAAACGCGATGGTAATTGCTACAACTGCCGCTAACGCTGCCCTGACCTTAATTGGAGGACCAATAGGAGCCTTACTTATAACAGGGGCAGCAATGTATATGATGTGGAATCGCAATACTGAGGCTGTTGGTTTTTTCACTTCAACAATCGGCGTGGCAGAAAAACAATTAAATAATTTGCGTAACGCTGGCGGCTCGTTACAAGCACAGATTGATGTTGTAACAAATGCGATAAAAGAAACTACAATGGAGCTTGATAATACGAGCTTTATGTTTGGACAGAACTCGCGTGATTCTCAAGCGTTAAAAGATGAGCTTAGAAGACTAGAATCACAACTTTTTAATCTGAATCGCACACAAGACGAATACAACATCAAGGTTGCAAAAGGCACGGAAGGAACATCTTTATTTGTTGGACCAATAAAGCAAGCAACAACTGCAATGACTCAGCTTGATGCAGCAACATCTGCTGTTACTAGAAGAACAGATGAGGAAATAGAGGCATTAAGAAGATCAGCAGTTGAGCTTGATCACGGTACTCGTTCAACAGGTGCTTTGACTACCGCGTCTAATGAATTAATAAATTCACTTTCTGTTGTTCGTATGTCTTACAGCGATTTTATCCCTGTTCTGGCTAAAACAGAATGGCAAATGATGGGTGTGCAAAAAGCAGTAACAAGCAACCAAGAAGCAGTTGACGCATGGACTAAGGTATCGACACGAGGCTCAGAACAACGAGCAGCGGCAGAAATAGAATCTCAAAGAAAGCAAGAAGAAGCAATCACCAGAACCCATGAATACCTGACCACAAGTTTTATCGACATATTCAATAACGGCAAAAATGCTTTTGACAATATCGCTAAAGCATTCAGCACGATGATTCAACGGATGCTTGCCGAGTGGGCTGCGTCCAAGCTGATGAACCTTATCGGCATGGGCAGTGGCACAGCAACGGCTAACCCGTTTGCCGCTATTGGGTCTGCGATAAGTAGTGCAATTGGCGGGACTGCGGCTAGTGCGGTTGGTACTGCTGCTGGTGGTGCTGCTGGTGGTGCTGCTGCTGGAACAGGCATAGGGGCAACATTGGCTTCTGCTGCTGGCTCAGTAGGAACTGCAATCCTC